CCCAGCGCTGGTTTAAGAGTGGAAAAGACCCCATAGAGTACACACAGGACGGCGCCATAGTAAACTTTACCAACTTTGACGCACGCCCCTTAATCAGAGTGTACGGCGTGGGTACTTTTGGCGTGGGCGAAGATACTATTACTATCACACAGGCGAACGAGTATACAGATATAGATTGCGATTTGATGGACGCATACAAGGGCTCTGTAAACTGCAACTCCAATATTGTATTGAATAGTGGCAAATTTCCCACACTCCCCAGCGGTGAAAGTGGCATATCGCTTGACGGAGTGGACAAGGTGATAATTTATCCGAGGTGGTATACATTATGATACCTATTTTATATTCCCCAACAGAATCGAACTTCACTACCAACGGGCTCGGTGGTTTGTCTGATTGTATATCATGCGAGGTTACAGAGGAACGAAACGGCGCCTATACGATGCAGATAGTCTATCCGATAGATGGTCTGCATTTTAGCGATATATCTCACTCCTCTATCATTAAGGTGATACCATCGGACGGCGCTACGGAGCAGTTATTCAGAGTCTATAAAATCAGTAAGCCTCTAAACGGTAAGGTGACGATAGAAGCCGAGCATATATCGTATCAGCTTTCATTTATACCCGTAAGCCCTTTCACGGCGTCAAATTGCGCTGGGGCATTATCGGGGCTGGTAAGTCATTCCATGGAAACTAACCCCTTTACGGTATGGACAGACAAGGAGACATCTGCCACGTATAAGCAGACACTTCCTGCATCATTCCGCTCCCAGCTTGGCGGAGTGCAAGGGTCAATACTTGACGTATACGGCGGAGAGTATGAGTTCGATAACTACACCGTGAAGCTCCACGCGTCAAGGGGCGCCGATAACGGCGTGACACTCCGATACGGCAAGAACATAACCGACATCAAGCAGGAAGAAAATATCGAGAATACTATAACAGGGATTTGTCCATATTGGACAGACTCGGACGGCAACACCGTGACCGGGGATATTCAGTACGCGGAGGGCGCTGATAATTTCCCATATAAGCGTACCGTGGTTATGGATTTCTCGGGGGATTATCAAGATAAGCCCACCAAGGCGGAGTTGGAAGCCCACGCAAGGAGCTATATCTCGTCAAATAGGGTCGGTGTACCAAGGATAAGTATTGACGTATCTTTTATTGCTCTATGGCAAACGGATGAATACAAGAACATTGCCAACCTCGAGAGGGTGAAGCTATGCGATATCGTCACGGTAGAGTTTGAGAAGCTTGGAATATCCGCAAAAGCTAAAGTTGTAGAGACGGTCTACGACGTACTAAAAGAGCGTTATACATCTATCGAGATCGGCGAAAGCTGCACGGATTTAGCTAGCACGCTTTCGGAAATGCAATCCGCGGTCAATCAGACCCCTACAGAGGGATTTATGAGACAGGCTATAAACCATGCCAATAGTTTATTGAGCGGAGGTTTAGGCGGTCACGTGGTCATTAATCGCAATGCGAACGGTGAGCCCAACGAGATACTCATAATGGACACCGACGACAAAGACACGGCGGTCAATGTCTGGCGGTTCAATCTTAACGGCCTCGGACATTCCCACACAGGATATGACGGCCCATTCGATGATATAGCGCTGACTGCTGACGGGCAGATAAATGCCAATATGATAACGGCGGGGACCATCAACGCGGTGGATATAGAGGGCGTCAACATCCGCGGTGTGAATATAGACGGCTCGACCATTAAATTCGGAAGGAACGGATTGCAAACGACAATGACATACGGACCGTCTCAGGGATTTGATGGACAGAACGCCCTTTTGATATCAGGTAATGACCGTATAGCCATAGAAAGCACGGCCTATCAGGTTCGTGTGGTGGGGGCAAGCACCCACATGGGGACGCACTCGGGAAATACCTATATAAACACCAATGAGAATTATATCGGTGTTATGGCAAAAAAGATGTCCACCATAGCCGGGGGCAACACGCAACTGGTCGTTAGTGACACAGGAGAAGTGTACATCAGCAACGGACGGCTCAGAGATTATGTGGGGTTGATAGGGACAGACGAGACGAAACTAATGACCTACGAAGCCAACGGCCACAAATACCTTGCCGTATATGTTAATGGCTCATCATATGGGAGCATTCAATTATCATAGGAGGAAAAGGATGAGAGTACAGAGCGTAAATCTAAACTTAATACCTACGGGGGTAATGCCTATCGTCCACCTGTCGCAGTATGACAGGGACGCGGACGGGGCTTTACTGTTCAACATTTTCAACGGTCCGACCCCGTACAATCTCACAGGTTGCACGGCCACGATCAACGGGACGAAGCCGGACGGAAACGTATATACATACCCTTGCACAGTCCACAGTAATTTCCTCACCAGCGCGGTGTATGACCAGATGACCACGGTTCAGGGCACGCATGAGGCAGAAATTCGCATATCGGACGGTGATAGCGTGGTAGGCACGCTTAATTTCCAGATGGCTATCGAAAAGGCGGGCGTATCTGAGATTGACGTATCACATACCGACGTCCCCGCGCTTCTGGAGAACATTCAGGCATCCGTCGATGAGGCTGAATATTGGGCTGAACAGGCGGCGGGTGCGGTCGCAGGCGTTGCGTCATTCAACGGCAGGCATGGCTCTGTCCTTCCCGTAGCTGGAGACTACGACGCCTCACAGATAACCTACGGAGATAGAACCGTAGAAGATGCCCTTGACGGCATGGGCGGACACACCATCCTCAACGCATCGGGGCAGGAAATGCCACAGAGGAAGAATCTCCGCTTTATGGGGGCAACCGTCTCGGATGATGACGAGAACGACACGACAAACGTCACCATACAGGGCGGGGGCGCTGGAGGCTCGACTATAACCGTATCGACAATAGAAACATCGCTCTACGGGGAAACCGTGACCATCACAGACGGCACCGCTACATTCACGGGCGTGTTTGATGACACGGGCGTGTGTGTGATAAGCGGAGTGACCGCTACGGGCACATTAACGGTGACATCGGGAGCGGCTACGCGTCAGCTTACCGTACCGTATTACGGGAATTATGAGGTTGCTCTGTCGTTTTGGTCGGCTGAAATTACCGTGACTACAGACCCCGGCGTTAATTCCGCCATAGTCAAAAAAGACGGCGTGAACGTGGGAACTATCTCATTTTCCGCAGGAACAGGGACATATATAGCGGGTTCAACGGGCGCGTACACCTTTACGGCTACGGTCGGAGGGGTAGAGTTTACATCACCCACGGTAACCGTGACAGAACAGACGTCATACAGTACGTCTATCACTATATGGAGCGCGACCCTTAACATATCCACAGAATCGTCCGCCCTTTACGGCAAGACCATAACCATTAAAAAAGGCTCTACGGTAGTCGGTACTACTGCTTTCTCTGCACAGGGGTCAGCAACCTATACCGTCCACGAAACAGGTACATACACTTGTGAGTGTGAGGGATATAGCGGTAGTGCGACAGTATCAGCAGAGACTACGTACAACGTGTCAATAAACGCAGGACTCGACCTCTCCGCATGGATAACCGCAGGAAGCACGACAGACTATCCTCTTAATCCGTCAAGTTATGCAGACTTTAGCGCACTTGAAGCAGACGAAGCCGCAGTACGTCAGCTTATGACAGTACACGCATCAGTAGACTATCTCGCACAGGCTACGGCAGGAGATAGCCTCATGGAGAGCGTTATCGGTTCAGATATGTGTGCAAAGTGGATAAATCTGACAGATTATGCGCTTGACACATTATCCGCTAATACAGATATCAAGTCGGTCATGGACACGGCTGATAAGTACGGCTATGATGAGTGGGGCATAGTAGACTCTACGACCACACCACCTACATGGGGCGCACTCGGTTGCGTGCCTGTTATGACGGCTAATAATGCACCGTATGGTGAAGCAAGTACAGACTCTGCTTATGGTGCTAGTGGGTATGAGGCATATAGAGCATTTGACAATAATACGTCAGATTATTGGCAGAGTGGAAGCTCAGGAACATCAGCTTTGGGTAGAATTGCTTATAAGTTTACAAACCCTGTCTGTGTAAAAAAGGTGCTACACAGAATGGCTACAAATCAAAGCTCCACATATAAAATACAATATTCAGATGATGGAACGAATTGGTATGATGTGGCAAATTCTACTTACTCCATATCACAGAATGTAAATACTGAAATTAACATTTCAAACAATGAATACCATTTATATTGGGCGGCTTATCATGTTTCTTCTGTTTCAACCACTAGGGCAAGCGCAAGTATTCTCCAATTCTACGGCAGGGAATTACCCGTCAAACAGGCATCAGCCCCGACAGACGGCAGAGAGTATATACAGATAGGTTCCAACTACTATACGGAAGATTGGGGTGAAAAAGAATTCGCCGCAGGTAGCACAAGAAAGACGATATACGACCACGGGGTAGCACCAAGCGGAGCAATCACAGGCGGTACGGATGACGGAAACAATCTGACTCTATCAGCCGTAGGAACTGCAACCGTAACCATAGAC